GCTATTTTAGTAAGATTATCACCCTCTACTACTTCTTCCTTGCGGCCAAACAGTGGCTCACTTACATTCTCTTTGATAAACTTACCCGCACCATATGCTATCTCTGGTATATCTTCTGTAATAAACTCCCCAGCAGCATCCGTGGCCCTATCAAAAAGGTTAGGCTTAGGCGGTGGTAAATCGGGTTGAACAGTATCTTCGGTTAATAAATTACTCTCACTAGGATTATATGTTCCAAACTCGGATTGACTGTGAAGTGGTGTTGAAGAGGTAGAAAATGTAAACACATCGCCATTACCCTCGTTACTATAGTCAATCTTAACTCTATTAGAACCTGCATCAGAAAGTTCAACACTGTTAATTTTTGGTAAATTTAAGTCTTGTGCAGCATTATTATACATAGCAGCACGGCGTTTTGCTAGACCAGAGACAATTGCCTGACGATTTGTAGCGGGGTCATAGCCCTGAAGTACGTCAAGAGACTGTTTAAGTGCTGCTTGATAATTTCCTTTGCCTAGTTCTTTTGCAAATGACGGAGCCTTTTTTAGAATATCACCTGCATTATAATTTAGGTCAAGGGCAACATATTTCATACTATCGGGCAGTGCATCAAAGTCAAACAATTTAGCCCGTGGGCCACTACGCAAATCATTTATATGTAACTGAACAACAGCTTTTGCAAAATCCTTATCAGAACTATAATCGTCCCTGCTTAAACCAAGTGAATCAAGAACACCATATGCTGCAGTTAGATTACCACCAGTATCAACATGTGATACAGTACCTTCCTTATTAGAGAGAAAGTTTTCTACATAGTTTTCAATTAAAGTATCATCGTTGATTTCAGACATCAGTGTCTCTGACCTCGTTCCTAAGATTAGCAAGCTTACGCAAAGTAGCAATAGAACCTTGTGAGCGATACAGGAGTATTTCATTATCTGCTTGCTCTAATGATTTCTGTTGCAACTTAATTAGATGCTCTAAATAATTACTGAACTGGTCCCATTGCTTGTGGCTGACCACCGCCTTGAGCTTGTTCAACATTTCCTTGTCCATTTGCACTAAATCCTTGTTCGCCAGGTACTGGAGCCTGACCTACACCTATTGTTCCCCCACCAGCACCAGAGGTATCCATTGCGTCAGCACCTGCTGGTGCCGCCTCTGCTGGTTGTTGTAGTCCTTTTAAGAGTTCTGCCTGTAGCGCGGCTTCATCCATATTGTTAGTAACCTTATCGGGGTCAAGGTCAAGAGACTTTGCGATTTCACGAATAATATACTGAAACTTAGCAAAAGGTGCAAGTGCAGGATTACTTGAAATTTGCAAGAACTGCATCAAGCGTTGGCTACGTACTTCGTTAGCCATCAGGCTTTCTGTTCCACGTGCCTTTACTTCTAAATCACCCCTAATCTCTGGGTCGAAATCAAACTGCATGTTGAAACGAAAAAATCCTTCGCCTAACGGACGGAGGAGATAATCATCTACATTCTTAATAACATTCTTTGTTCCACCTGCAGCTGCGTTCATCAACATAGAAATACCGCTGGCTGTACGACCCACACCCTGTACACCTGTTTGCCCATGTGCAAAGGACGGGAATCCTGTACTTTCATCTGCCAATACACGTGCCTTATCAAATAGCATCATGTTCTCACTAGATACGTTAGGGAACTTTGTACCAAAGATAGCCTGACCCGGTGCGCCGCCCTGCCTACGGAATATCTTGCCCGGATATAGCGACAAGTCTTGGCCCGGCACCAGATTAGTTTCGTCAACCTCAACAATCAAGTTACCTGACAATACAGCATTATCAACAGCCATACGCATAAAGCCGTTCATCAATGTCTGGGTATCGTCCATGTTCTCTGCAATACCTACACCAAAGAATGAATATGGATTTAGTTCATAAGGTGCAGCCATATACGGTATACTGGCTGGCTTAAATGGGTTAAGTACAACACGTAGCAATTTACCATTACAAACCCAAATGTTTGCTTGCAACTCGTCAAAGTCTTCTAGTTCAGCGGGTATTTCAACTTCATTATCTTTGAGCATTTCGGTATCAATTGTACCCCAATACTCTAGGACTTCAAATCTATCTACGCTATACTCTGGTGCGTAGTCTGCCAAGTCGTCTTCCCAATACTTCTTGACATAGTTTTCACCTGCCATGATAGCTTCGTCAATTACGTTATCCCGAAAATATGGACGTTTCTTTAGTGCGCGTAGCTGGCTACGTGATAGCTTGTGCCGTTCAATAACATACTGCGCCTCATCCATGTTGTTAGCATCTGGGTCTGGATAAAAATTCCAAACAGACACATGGCTAACCTGCGGCACAGTCTTTAACATAGGGTCGTACTCACCCTCATCATTCCAGTTAGGATACTCCTTGTCTACAGCAAATGGTCCTTTGATTACTCCTGTACCAAACAAGGACATTTCAAATGCAGTGCTACGTAGATGTTTATTAGCACCCGATTCTTCCAACTGGTCGTGTATCTTCTTCTGCATTGCCTTTGCAGCAATCATAGCTGGGCTAAATGTAATAGCGGATGGTGTCTTACCAACACCCTCTGCCAAATTCTCTACTTCACCTAGCTTTTCTTTTAGTGGACCTAGCCTGTCTACAAGTGTTTTTTCTGTAGCACCCGGTGGCAATTCTTCACCGTCACCTGCAAAACCGTAAGGACTTTGCAGAGCATCTTCTGCTGGTGCTTGTGGGTCAAAGTGTACATTGGCTACTACACCATCTGGCAACTCCGTTGGGTCAACAGATAGAGGGAACCGATTGTTAGCAAATAGAACATCCACAATTTGACCATAAGCGGCAAGAGTTTTTGTTTTTGTTACCTTGATAAATATCCGTGACTTTTCAGCTTCTGTAAACTGGACTTCAGGACTATATAAGCCACGATAGTTTCTATACGCTCGTATCCATCGTTGCTCATCTTGTTCACGATAGTTTTCGGCGCGAGTGTACATATCTTGCACATAGCCAATTAGGTTACTAACATCAGAATCCGTTTCTGTGGTATCCTCACTATCGCCTAGCGCAATAGCGTCATTTTCCATAATCAGTTCTTCGTCTTCCATTTAACTTTCCTTAATATCCAAAAGTGCTATCTGCAACTTGCATACCCCCAGCGGGTTTTCCTCTAGGGTCGTAATCAAATATGCTAAATCGAGGCCGTGACATTACCCCATATCTCAACGCATCATAAAGGTGGTCTTCACTATGTGTATCAATGTCTTCTGGATTCTTTTTATCAATCGGAAGTGCTGGTAGTTGGGATATAATGTTCGTGCAATTATTAAAGAAAACAAGTCTAGGCTCCTCTGTAAACTCATCTATTTGTAATCGTCTATGTATTTCATTCTTACCCGCTACCCGACTTCCACGACTTCTATCAGAAGGACGCCATCTACAACCTTTTTGTATCATCTGCTCTGCTAAAGAGGGTCCAGTATCACCGCGCTTGTGCCACAAACTACTATCAAGTACACCATATCTAATAGTCCCATCACCTGCCTCTAAATCAAGTATCATATCTGCTAAATCTGTGGCAAGAACTTTAGTGACGTACAACTCCCTGTATACTACAAGCTGCTCGTTAGGTGCGACAGCAAACCAAACAACGCCAGACTGACTGCCATAACCATAATCACAAGCTCTAAACTTTACCCAATTATGAGGAACATCAAAAGGCTCAACAACATGCACATCCCTATTAAATTCGGTAAATGCAGCACCTTCTTTAATATCCCAATCACCTTCCAAGAGTTGTCGTCTTTGTTGCTCTGGTAGTGACAAAAGCATTGCTTCGTAGTCACCTGATTCGGATAAGTAAGGATTATCAATAAGTCTCGCAGGGATAAATCTCCGTTTGAACAGAGGTCTTCCCGATTTTGCGTGTCCAGCAGGATATCGCAACACTTCGTTAGTTTCAATGTCTGTTGCATCAAAAGTCTTATTGTAAGCAGCTGGGTCAATAAACATCTTCTTAACCCAGTGATGACCTCTACCGCCAGGGTTGGTCGTAGCCCGCATAAAGATAGGCAAGTCTGGTGCAGTGGACCGTAGACGTGACCGCATGTAATTCCATGCATATGGTGTGGCCCACTGAGTCAATTCGTCAAACCCTATCCAGCTAAATGCTAGACCCTGATAACGCAAGACATCATCATCTCTATCCAGATATGACATCCACAACCTTGCGCCAGATGGTGCGACCCACTGCATTTTTCTTTCTGACCACTTAATACCGGGCCAGATTTTTGGGTACAACTCCTGCGACTTGAATATCAGTTCTCGCAGTTCTTCTGTTGTGTGTCGGAGCAGCAATCCACTAAACTGCGGATGCCCCATGTAACGCAGTGGGTCAGCAAGCATAGCGTATGACTTACCACCCCCTGCACTGCCGCCGTATAGAACTTCACGTTCAGATGCGGCAAGAAACTCTGTCTGTGGGCCGGGATTAGGCTTGAAAAGAACATTAGCATGTTCCTCTTCAGACACAACCTCTAAAAGTTCAGCATCAATTTCTTCATGCGCTGGTGCTGGCTGTTCTTGCACCTGTTCTTTCTTCTTCAAGGGCTTTCGCTTTGGCGATTGCCTTTTCCGCATCTTCTGCCCACTTGCGGAGGTTTCTAGCTTCGTTCTTACGCTGTTGCTCATTATCTACCCTTTTACGTAATCCCACATGGGATATATACCGTCCAGAATTTGTAGACAACCAATTTGCAACTTCTCTATATGAATACTGAACCAGATACTTCTTAGCCTTTTCCAGTAAGTCTAGTTCCTTTTTTACTGGCCTAAGAATTTCATCATCGTGTTCGTCTAATACATAACCGAAAGGAACTGTCCTAGATATACGAGGAATGGCAATCCACGCTTCTTCCTCTTTTATATCTATCGGTTGCGCTAACTTAAAACGTCCTGCCGTTCTAGTCATCGTCCTCAACAACAGCTTTCGGTGGCATAAGCATAACACCACCACTTGCCTCGACTTGTACCTTCTCTGTTTTAATCAAACCTGTGCGGTCAAGTAGTTCTTTAGCAGCTGTCATCTTATCCCGTATTCCTAATTCGGTGGGGTCATTCAAAGCACCCGTCATAGCAACTGCTGCTCGTGGAGCATTACGTGCCATATACATTTGTGTAGCTTCAAGAATTTCTTCCTTTAGACCCTTTACCACAAGAGTTGTTGGTGTATTTTCTGAATAACCAGCAATACGCTTTGCAGATAGTACATCACCACCTGCCTCATCAAATAATACGTCCAAAAACTTTTGTTGCTTTTCGTTTAGTTGTCTAGTCATTTTCTTTCATCTTTGCTACTTTTTCTACCAGATGCTGAATAGACTTAGCGTCCTCTGGACGTTGCTTTGCTCTACCCAATACATATGTTATAATCATTGGTACTCCAACTACAGCAATACCGATTGCAATAACAATTTCCCAAGCATGTGCTAGAAGCTGGTCAAATGCAACAAGCATTGCTTGCCAAGGATTTTGTACTTCAGATATTTGTTCTGTAGACAAACTCTTATCATCCTCTACTAATGCCGCACCTGCTATCGCCCCACCTGCTGTTACTGCACCAATAGCCATTGGATTAGCTGTAACAACTGCTGTACCTATAGCGGCACCTGTTGCAGAAAATGTTGTAGCCATATCAGAAAAATCTATCCTATCACAAGCTGTAACGAATGTCAATATAAAAATTAAAAATAATACTTTCATTATTTTCTCCTGAACGCAGCTGTTTTCTTAGCTATACTTTTGGGCTGCTTGACGAACTGCTTTCCTTTACGTGTACCTTCCCTTTTAGCTTTGGTCGTAGCCGCATATTCTTGTGGCGAGAGACTCTTGATAGCGGCTGACGGTAGATACCGTTCACCAGTTTTACTGGACGGTTTCCCACTTTTAGTTCTCCAATCCTGTTTTGTCCATGATTTCAAACTTTTTTGTGATTTTTTTAAAGCCATTACTTCCTCGACTTCTCTATAGCTTTAAATGTCTCACGTAGACTGGGCGGCTTTTCATTCTTTGGGTCATACTTACATTGTATTTCTTTTGGAAAGTATTCATGTAGATTTATCCAAACACTATCTACTGTGTTGTTAGCACCATGATATATACACAGCCTCTCCCCGTCTATAGTCTGACATCCCTGCAATCTGCATACTACATACTCTGGAGTCGCATTAGCTGCAAGACCTTTGAGAAATGATATGAATCCATACAGTACGCCTGAAGCAAGCAGTATCATTAATATCCATGCCACAATTTCAACAAACTTACGTCTACGTTGCCTTTGTTTATATAGTGTCTCTTGGCGTTGCTTACGGATGGACCCTTCCATCTTAACCAACTCGTCCCATTTAGACCTACCCATAGTCATGCTAATCCACTGCTTTAGTTCGTAGCGTTGTGCTTCAGCCTTTTGTTTGGCAGCAAATGTTTCTATGGCTTCTTGTTCTACAGACTTGCCAGCAAACAGCTTCTTAAAGATAGGCGGGTTCTTGGCTTCCTTCTCAAGCATGTCCAAGTCGGACATTGCACCCATCCAGCGTGACAAGTCAGAAGCCATTGATTCAATATCACGACCTACTTGAAAGCCTTTTTTGATAGCACCAAACGCTGCTGATGCTGTTGCCATTGCACTAATAGGGTCCATCAATATATCCTTACGTTGCCGGGGTTAACGTATTTAGGAAGGCAGTATGCTGTAACTAAATTCCCTTGTTTATGTAATGTCTGTGCGTACCAGACACATTCTTGCAAATCCCTAAAGAATAAGTCTTTGCTCTCTAGTTTCTTTTCTTCTCCAATGCCTACAAATACTAATAATAGGAATACATGTTCCATATCATTTGTAGCCACCACCTGCTGTCTTGTAAGCCTTGGCAAGCATCTGGGCTTTTCTTGCCGACCACTGACCGGGTGCGCCACCCTTACCGCCAGCTTTAATGCGGTTAAACTGTTGCTTTCTCATTCCGGGCTTAGTATAGTTGCCAGCTTCGTTAACTCTTGATTTGCTCTTAGGCGCACCGCCTTTCGCAAGGCCAACCGTTCTAGTCTGTTTCTTTTGCGTTCTAGCCGATGGGGCTTTCTTTTTAGCGGGGGCTTTTTTAGAGACACGGGTCATCTCCTATCTCCTATCGGGCGGGGTCATAAAATTCTTCAGCAGTAATTGTAATAACAAGCGTATCTGCTGTACCTGCATCTACAATAAGTTTATCCTCTGCATGTATATACAAAGGCTTGTCTATAGTAAATATGTTAGTTGTAGTCTTTGATGCCAAAGCATGTGTATCTATAAGTGTATGCGTTGTATTGGCAGTCTTTTCATAATACTTAACAGTAAAATTATGACTACCGCTGTGATTGTTTGCAATCATCATGTTTTCTACGTGAGACGAAAAGTTCTTAGGTACAACGTAGCAATCAGTGTCATTAGTTGATGACAACGCTGTAACCTTTGTAATAAACTTGGAACCGTCACTTAGTCTGGGCATCTCTGCTTTCCCAATACTCTTCACCGTAATCGTGAAGTATTTCTTCGCCTTGCTTTATTTCTTTAAGTGCATAAAACTTAACAAAGCGTTCATCTTCGTCTTCAATGTCCCACTCAGCGTTTGGACTTTCGCTATGATTGTAGACCATAGCATAGCCAAGCGGAACATAATACGCCTCTTCACCAATGTAAGGCGTGTGAAACATGTAGTCATGTAAGACACACTCATCTCCCACGTCAGCATAACCTGTGACCAGATAGGGACATAACTCAATAGTATCTCCTTGAGCATAGTCCCTATCCGCGAAAACACCAAGTCCATGTATTTCCGAATTTGCAACATAT